ACCAGATGTGTCTAACGAACTATCAAATATCTCGTCTAGTATTAATAGATTTGTGTTTGTAGAGTTTTTCAGTTTAGCAATCTCACGCCAAGTAAATAGTATTGCTAAATCAATTCGTAACTTTTCTCCCTCACTAAATGAATGATACTGAAAATCATCACGGTGCCTTGACTTGATTGTTTCGTTAAATTCTTCATCAAGTGTAAAGTTCACAAAGAAGTCCATATCAGCAAGATTCTTATTGATGTATTGATTCATTACAGGCAAGTACTGTTTGATAATCTTGGTCTTAATACCAGTATCTTGCATGAGGTGTCTTGCAGTATCGATATAAAGTTTTTCTTCTTTTTGTTTTAACTTATCTTTCTCTGCATCAACAAGCTGCTCTTGTAGTTGATTGAGTTCGCCTGTTGCAACGCCTGTAGAAAACTTTTCATCTGATAGGTCGTCTATTTCTGTTTGTAGTCTGGCCTTGTATTTATCAATCTCACTTATAGAGGTTTCGTAACGACTAATCAATAATTCTTTTTCTCGTATTGCAACAACTGTATCGTTAATTTTATCTAGTTTCTTTTGTGATGTTCTGATTGCATTATCAATCTGCGACATACCAAGTTCGAGTTCTACAACTTTTGACTCTTTGACAGCGATTGTTGCTTTCTTAAATGCCTCATCAATTGCCTGTCTACATGTCGGACAATCATCATGTTCTTTAAAAAATCTCAATTCTTTTTTGTGTTTGATACAAGTGTTTTCTAACTTTGCTTCCATGGTTGTAAGTTTGCCATGTTTGTTAGTAATCTTTGTCTGGTCAATTATCTCTACCTGTAATTCTGCAATCTCTCGCCTTACACGAGCAATATCTTCTTTATAGTTTTCGATATCTGTGTTTGAGTTTTCGATTTCTAGTTTCTTTGTGTCAGCGGTGTGTTTAGTAGTATTACTAATATCATCTATATGTTTCTGTTGTGTTTCTATCTTACCATCTAACAGTTGATAATTGAAGTCTGCCTGTTTGATTGTTTCGTCTTGTGCCTTTGCCTTCTCTCTGAACATTAGATTCAGTTTAGAGAAGATTTCAATATCAAGTATTTCTTCTACGACTTCTCGTCTGTGTCTAGCACGAAGTTGCATAAAAGGAACAAACGAAGCATTGCCCAAAATCACAACTTGTGTGAATGACCTAAAGTTTAGTTTGAGTATGTGTTGTTCTAAATGTTTTTGATAATCTCTAATGGCTGCATCTTGATTTAACATATCACCATTACACCAAATCTCAAATAGATTAGGCTTTATACCACGAATAATCTTATATTCTTTTTTGCCTATCTGAAACTCAACTTCAACGACACATTCTTTTTCATTGATTGTGTTTACTAGTTGGTCTTTCTTTACAGCACGAAATGGTTTATTAAATAGTCCAAAACATAAGGCATCTAACATTGTAGATTTACCAGCACCGTTATTACCAACAACAAGTGTCGTAGGCGCCTCATTCAAATTAATCTCTATGAATTGTTGCCCTGTTGATAAAAAGTTTTTATATCTTACTTTTTTAAATATTATCATGTTATAATTAATTCCGTTAATTCTTTATTATTGCCCAATTTGCCTCGAACAAAAGTGTTAAATGAAATAGAAATTCTATCCGTAGTTGCCTTTTCGTTTGGTTGCACCTTATGTTGTAACCATGAAGGAAATAAAACAAGTTCTCCGGCTATAGCAGGAAAAAACCAAAGAGGAGAATTCCATTGAGTAAACTCTTTGATTTCAGGTTTTATCATTTCTTTTAATGTCCAATTGTAGTCAATAAATGTAATACTATCATCTTCTTCAGCTGATACATAAAAAACCCCACTTATACAACTATTAGGATGGCAATGTTGATGGTGTTGTTGGCCTGGTTTAGTTACATTTAACCATGATTGAGTAATATAGAAGTCTAATTCTTCCTTAGGGGCCAGAACTTCTTTGACATATGTTTTAATATGGTGCTCACAAAATTGTTTTAACTCTTTAAGATTTTCATCAAAAATGTAATTATTTTCTGAAGATAAATTATAGTCATTATCAACCATGCCCTCTTTAATAATCTTTTGAATTTCTTCATTAGAAGTTAAATCTGAATCACTCCTTGCAATATATACAGGAGTTGGGAATACATTATTTATCATAAATTTCATTAAAATTATACCACCCTGTAACTATCATTTTTTCATGGTCATTTGATATTTGGCCTTTGTGAGTATGTGTCCAAGCACTAGGCCAAATTAATGTTAGTCCTTTTTTACAAGGCACAGTAATGTTTTGATATTTAAAATGTGTTCCAGCATCTGGCACATCTCCACAATATGTCATAAAAACCAGATGTCTATGAATATTCCATGAGTCCCCAGTTATTTCAGAATGCCATTTTTTATATCCGCCACCTTTTGGATACCATTGTAGATTGTATATCTCTCTTATGTTAAAAGTTTTGACATTATTAGCGGCTGGAAATAGTTTTAAATAGTTATTTAAGCAACCTTGTAAATGTTTTCTATATTCAGACCATGGGTTACTGTCATCTTCAGGCCGAATTGAAATATCAATAGATTCTTTTGTAGATAAATTAACTCCATATGAATCTGAGTCGGATTCAACACTATTACCACTCTGGCCAGAATCTTTATATTGTTGAGCATCTGGTGAGTTCCAGTATTCATTTATATCATCTATAACCGACTCTGGCATAAACCAGCCGCCTATGAGTGTGTCTTTATCTAACTCAAATTTATTTAATTGCATCAGTATCTTGTGCTTCAATATACATTTCTTTAATCATCACTTTCAGTCTGTCTTTATCTAGGTCAACTTTCAACTGGTCAACATAGTTACTTACTAAATTCATTGTATCTTCTGCACCTTCTACAACATCATCACTTACATTTACATGTGATAGGTCAGAATAATCTTCAAGTATTTTTAGTTCGTGTACAGATATATCATTATACAGTCTTTCTAGCAATCTGTCAAACATTTCATTATCTTTTTTATTGACAACAACCAACTTCACATACTTTTGATTGTAATCTGTAACATCAAACTTATCATAGTTCGTCAAGGCATCATCATAATGAAGCTTGATAAACATAGTATTTGGATTAGGCACAAACTCAACATCTCTTGTTTCAGTATCAAACACATGAAATCCTTTCTGATTCTTGTAGTCTGACCATGTGATTTCATATTGATTGCCTAGATAATACACTTGGCCGTCATCATTCTTGTGGTGAAAATGACCACTATAAGTTCTTTCAAAACGACTCACAATACTCTTATCATGGCCATGTGATTGTTTCATAGTATCATTCATTGCAAAACCATTCAAATCAAAATGACCCATACACACATCTGCTTCGGCAGTCTTTAACATTTCAATTGAATCTGCTTCATTCTCTGGATTAATCCAAGGCATCATCAATAACTTTGTACCATCAAAGTCTACTACTTTTGCTTCTTCGTATATCCAAGGCTCGTTCTTGCCGTCAGGAGTTGTACATAACTCTTTTATGGCATTTACTTTGTTTGTGTTTCGATAGTAGATATCATGATTACCGATAATGATATGGGTGTCTATCTTTTCATCCCATAGTCGTTGCATAAACTTGTTTCTAAAGTTGTGTGCAATTCTAAAGTTAATAAACTTTCTTCTGTCTACGACATCGCCCAGATGAATGAGCGTTTTGATGTTGTGTTCTTTTAGATAAGGAAAGAATATCTCATCATAAAACTTGTGAAAGAAATCATCAAAGATTAGACTATCGTTTCTGGCACCGAAATGGGTGTCATTTAGTAGGGCAATTTTCATAATATATTATTTTTTAGTTATCTAATTTAAGCCAATATCTTGTACCAAAAGTTACTGGTTTTATTCTGTGCTTCACAAAAGAAGGGAATACCACAATGGATCCCTTCGGTTTTATTTCTTTACATATTTTAGATTCAATCTCTAAATCTCCACCTTCATATTCTGTATCATCTGATAAGTTTATCATAACTGATAACTTTCTTGAAGAATCATAATGCCAGGATGAAAAGGCGCCTTCTGTATATTTTCTGAATTGGCACGATTCTGAAAACCCCCAATCAAAGTTCCAACCAGCCTCTTCGTTTGCTTCATGAATATATGGATGTAATGTTTTATATAACCAGTCATCATCCATCAAAACAACATCAGAATCAACCTCATTAGGTATTGCTAATTTACCCGATTTAACTAAGGCATTAACCCTAATGTCATCACAAAATGATGGGCGAACTGCTGATTGGAAATAATAATAATTATTTTCCAAATGCATTATTTAGTTTCTTTTTTCTTATCTTCTGGCAGTTCTTCTCTGCTGTTTCTCCTTAAAAAATCTAGCATTTGACTTTGATATTGTGTATCATCACCTTCTATTGAATCCATCATATTTTCAATGCCAAAGTTTTGTATCATTTTTTGCTTGACATGTTGTTGTTTCTTTTCTTTTTGTATTCTACGAATAAATGCATAGTATATAATCTGTGTAAAATATGCGAATGGGTTGTTACTCTTTTCGGGGTCGAAGTTGTCCATATACTGTAGACAATTCTCTATGCCGTCAGAAATCATATCATCTCGATATGTGTAATTAATAAAATTAGGTCGATACGATAGGTGATTAGCAATCTTTAGATAACATTCGCCTATGTAATTAGTAACAGTAGGTCGCTTTTTGCCTTCTTCTTCGGCCTTGATTCTTAATGCACGATACTCTGTCATTGCTGCCAGAAACTTCTTATTATCTACATAATGAGGTTTCTGTTTTGGTTTTAGTTTTACTTCTTCTGCCATGTTATATTCCTTTTCTGTCATTACGCTTCAATAGATTCTTCAAACCTTTGACTAAATTATTCTTTTTACTTGATTTCTTGTCCTTCAGTAGATGAAGTTTTTCTTTGATATGTTTTAATTGAGTCGCCTTTTTGATGTTTCTGTTAGTTTTTTTATTCATATGAGTATTATACTATATCTCCTATAGATTGTCAAGCCTTAACCACTCTCTTTCTTCGTAGTGCTCTGCCTTATGTGTCTTTATTGGAAAACTTAAACTTAGGCGCTTATCACTCAAAGGCGTAATTCTATGATACATATGGGCTGGTATAAAAACATAATCGCCATTATTTAAATGTTTTTCTATAATATGACCGCCCTCTACCCACAATTCACATCTTATAGTTCCATCTGCCACTATTATCAAATTATGAGAAGAATCTTTGTGTTTATCGAAGTTTGGTAAGCTTTTATCAACTGAAAAATATATATGGCAGTCTGAATTACTACTTAATAACTCCTCTAACTGTTTACAAACTGCGTTTATCTTTTCATTTACTCTACTACAATCCTGAATATATGCTGTGGCTTTACTTAATACATCTTTCACACAAGATATAGGCCAAGAATTTTGCTCAGTAACCCAACCAGTAGTATTCCATTCGTAGGTTGCTGTGCCGACAGGATGAAATCTATTAGAGCTCATAAAAGGTCTTAAATTTAATAGTCCTTCTAATTCTTTCCAAGTGTAAAGATTCTTTTTAGCTTTACCAAAATGAGGCACTAATGATTTAATTTTATCTTCAAACATAATTATTTGGAATAAACGCTTGACAAGTCTAAAAAAAGAGTGTATAATCGCATATGTAGATGCGGTGAGAGACCATAAAGCCTAAAGCTAACCTAGTGAACAGTTACGCCTTTATCTAGTAGTTGAAATTCGGGTTCGTCATCTTCAGGTCCAATTTGCATATCCATATCTTCTGCAATATCTAATATTCTATCTATATCTTCAGCACTCAAAGCCGGTCTGATTTTAGCATCAGTCTTTTGTATTTTATCTAATACAACTTCATAGTAATGTGCTAAATCAACAGATGATAAAGTTATCACCAACACTTTGTCCTTTGCAATAACAAACTCTACCTCATCAGTAAATTGTATCCACTTTGTTAAAGTCGTATCTTCTTTTAGGCCTTGGTCTGTCATACGAGGCGTTGTAATTAGTTCTAATGGATTTACAATTCGCATATGATTATCATCAACAGATATAGTTCCCATTAATAGAGTTCCATCCATTAACTTTACTAGTCTGTAATCAGTTGGGTGTGTTGGTTCATTTATTGTTTGCATACTTATATTTATCAGTCCTTTAACTCTATGCTGTGCATTTCGTAATCAAATTCTTCTTCTGTATAGATGTTTATTCTCTCTTGAAAGTGTTTTAAAGTAAAGTTTTCTTTTGACTTCCATGTCATATCGTCTGCAATATCATACAATGTAGCATCAACTTTGTTCTCACCGAGTCTTAGACCACGACCAATCGATTGTAGATTTCGTACTCTGCTTTTAGACGGACTTGCAAATATGATATTATGTAGATTCTTAATATTAACACCAGTAGAGAATGTGCCATAACTTGCAACAATGATGGCATCTTTTTCTTTTTCAACAATGCCTCGAATTGCTTCTCTCTCATCAGCCTCAACACCACCAAAAATATAAAAGACTTTTCTATCATCAGCTGCCTTGTCTTTGATTATTTGATGTAGATTCTTGCCATGTTTCTCTACAAGTTGAAACAATACAAGTGTGTTACCTTCTAGTTTCAACGCAAGATTACGAATAAAGTTTTGCCTTGACCGACTACTTACTAGATAGTCAATCTCATCCTGATACTTGCCTTTCGATATCGCTTGGCAATGTTCTGGTATATGTTTCAATATCAAACAACGAACAGTCAAATTAGATAGTTGTTTCTTGTCCATTAGTTTCTTCGTTGATGTAACTTTATTGACGGCACCAAACAAACCCTCTAACACAAGTTTATGTGTCTGAGCACCATCAAGTGTTCCTGTTAGACCGATTCGATATTTGCAGTCTGTCAGTTTAGACATAATCTCAGTCAATGACTTTGATTTAAACAGATGTGCCTCATCACCAAACACAACGCCAAACTGGTCGAAGTATGCCTTTGGCAATCGAAACAAACTTTGCCATGTTGATATTAATACTTTCTTGTCTGTAACATTTGAATACCCACTATACAATCTATGACAATACTTTTCTACATTCCAACCATACTCTTGAAAGTCAGAATACATTTGTTCTACTAATGATGTAGTTGGCACAATGAGAAGTATTCGATTGTTTGTGTCGTCTTTGATTAGATGTGTGTAGTATCGAATAAGTGAGTAAATAATAAATGACTTACCACTTGCAGTCGGACTTAGAAGTAATGCACGATTGAATTTTAGACTATGGTAAATAGCATCGACCTGATAATCTCTTGCTTCAAACTTCTGGCCGAGGCTGTTAGAAAACTTTTCAACAAGTTCCCTATCTACCTTGTTGTCTATCTCAACATCTTTGCCACAAACAATATTATATCCTCTTTCTTCTGCGAAAGATTTAATGTATGGAAACAAACCAAAATAGATTTCTTTTGTCTTTTGTGAAAACATTCGTATCTTTCCATCCCACATACGATTACGAAACGCTGGCATAAACTTGTAGCCAGGTACATAAAATGTGAAAAACTCAGATAACTCTCGTTGAACACTTGGCTCAGTATCAACCGTTAGATATACCTCGTCTTTCTTTTCTATAATTAAAGTATCCATGTCATAACACTAAATCGCTTCCCTTTTGTAACTTTTTTGACTTCGTGTGGGTACATAAAGTTTGATGGAAAAACAACAGCAGAACCTTGTTCCTTTTTTAAAGGCTCACCACATATAACAAACTCACCGCCTTCATAGTCATCATTTAAAAAGATTAAAGATGTAAGATGTGGATATCCTTGTTTCTGCCCATGACTTTGGTGTATATTATCAATGTGTTGATTCATAAATCCGCCTTCTCTATAGAAATTTAATCTAAAGTTAGTGCATGTCAAGGAATAATTTAGAGTTTCATGAATGCTTTTGTAGTCATCTATACAATATGCAAAAGACTTTTTAATATCTTCAAAGTATGGCATTTGATTATCAACCCAAAGTTCATTCATTGCGACTTGTGAAGTGCCTGTATCTTTTTTGCCATCATAAAATGTAGACTTATGCCACATTGCTGTTTTTTCGTAACTAGTTGTTATTGCTTCACAAGTTTTTTTATCCATGACATTTGGATATAAAAAGATGTAATCAGAAACTTGCTGACTGGAATTCATGATGTTCTCCTACTTGTCCTATTACTTGAATATTCCACGCTATACTTATGCGATTATATTTAGATTTGTTCTGTTGAACCCAATGTGGCAACCATGACGGAAAAATTAGTGCTCTATTTGCTGTAGAGTCATAGCCCAACATACTTGAATTATTTACTGTTGTTTCTTTCTTTCTAGGCACAATTACATCTGCGGCTGGTCGAGGGTCGTGAAATTGTATGCCAGCGCCTTTGTCAGAATGTAAATACCACACCCCACTTAAAAAATTATTTGAGTGTGTATGAGCAGGATGATGTTCTCCACTTTTCAATACATTTGCCCACATATCAGTTATTATGACATCTTCGACATCATATTTTAATTCATTCAATATCTCTTTACTGGTTGATATAACTAATTCTGAAAATTCTTTAAACTCTTTTTTCTTGTGTAAATCAGCTGAGTTCGTTTGCCAATTTGAATCATAACCTCTATTCACCCACAAATCAGAAATATATTTTTTCATTGTTGTCATATCAGACTTATAAAAGTCATTTATTAAAAATAAATGTGTTGGAAATATCTTATGATGTTCCATTATTTTCTCCTATACTTCATAATTAGAATTCCAGGCAATGATTGTCTTTCTTCCAGGCCCATT